ACATTATGATAGATGAAAATGATCCAAAACGTGGTATTGTAGAACTCCGAAGTTTGGATGCTACAAAAATCAAAAAAGTTAAAAATGTTAAAGTAGAAAAAACGGCCGATCCTAGAAAAGCAAAAATAGATATAGTTCCTACGTACACTTACAATGAGGCCGGATTAGATAAACGATCCTCTTCTGGTATTGTAATTTCAGGTGATAGTATTGCATATTCTACTTCTGGTTTATTGAATCCTCAAAAAAATGCAGTAATGTCTTATCTTCATAAGGCAATCAAACCGTTAAATCAACTCCGAATGGTAGAAGATGCGATTGTTATCTATCGTATATCACGAGCACCAGAACGCAGAATTTTCTATATCGATGTAGGAAACCTACCAAAATTAAAAGCAGAACAATATATTCGTGACATCATGACACGATACAAGAACCGATTGGTTTACGATTCGGATACTGGTGAAGTTAAAGATGATCGCAGACATCAATCAATGTTGGAAGATTATTGGTTGCCACGAAGAGAAGGTGGTCGAGGAACAGAAATTACTACGCTTCCAGGCGGAGAAAATTTAGGACAATTGGATGATGTAGATTATTTTCAACGAAAAATGTATAAAGCAATGCATGTCCCTGTTTCACGCCTCGAGGCAGAATCGGGATTCTCTTTGGGGAGAGAAAGTGAAATTACGAGAGATGAATTGCTTTTCAGTAAATTTATCAAAAAGTTGCAAACAAGGTTTTCGCTTTTGTTTGATGAAATAATGGAAAGACAGTTAATTCTGAAAAATGTTATGACTGCTGCAGAATGGGCCAAGATCAGAGATAAGGTTCATTACAGATTTGAAAAAGATCATTATTATTCAGAATTTAAACATCAAGAAACTATGTCTCAGCGTTTAGATCTTGCAAGAAACTCAGAAGAATATGTTGGGAAGTATTATTCTAAAGAGTGGTTCCGAGCAAATATTCTCAGACAAACAGCGGCAGAAGTTGAGAAACAAGATGAATTGATTGCAAAAGAAGCAGAAGAAGAGGGTGGAGGTGAAGAAGAAGGTGGAGAAGAAGAATATTAGGGGTTTACACCTTTAAAAGTTTATAAATATTAATAGATAATTTTTGGAGATAAAAATGGCAGAACAAGCAACACAACGAGATTTTAAAACGGTAGATATTATAGATTATTCAATGCAAAGTAAACCTACACAGGTTCACGATGCATTTGATCAAATAATTACAAATAAAGTGGTAGATGGATTAGAAACCAGAAAACGAGAAGTTTCTGCCAGAATGTTTTCGGACAAAGAAGAAATTTCAATCGAAGAACCAGAAGTTGAGGTTCAAACTGAACCAGAACCAGAAACAACGGAGACACAATGAAACTATTAGCCGCAAAGACGGCCACAACTGCTACAGAATTGAGTTTGGGTAAAGCAACAGCGGTTGCGGTTTACGCATCGGCGATTTCAATCATTTCAGTAGTTGAAAATGATGGAACTGAAGGAGGAACAAGTGGAACAGTTCAAGGTTCTGTTACTGTACCAGCTGCTTCGTTGACCGTTATTCATAAAGATTCGGATCAATTTATATTGGCAAATGTAACAAATGGAACATATACCAAAATTGCAGACGGTGGCCCGCAGAGATAATAATGAAAACATACAAAGAGTTTAGAAAATCAATAGGTTTTCCTGTTAAAGAGAGAAAAGTCGAAGAGGTAATACGATCAGAAAAACCTTTGAAGGAAGATGTTGTAGATCAATTGAGATCTGTTGTAAAAAAGAAAAGAGAAGCGGAGATTAAGTTTAAAAGTGGTACATCGGTTCCAATTGACCCCGAATCTGCAAAAACTATTCTGAAAACCTTTGACTCACTAAATAGTTCTAACAAGAAAAAAATGCAAGATAACATGAATAAAGATACAAAATCTTTCTTAAAAATCTTGGATTTTGCATTCAGTAACGCAAAATAGGATAGAAAAATGAAATTAATTTGCGAACTACAAGAATCTGTAAATTATGAATTTATTGAAGAAGGTTCAGATAAACCCAAACAGTACTTCATTGAAGGTATCTTCATGCAGTCGGAAAAAAAGAACAAAAATGGGAGAATTTATCCGTTAGATATTCTTGAAAAAGAAGTCAACCGATATGTCAAGGAATATGTAGACCCAAAACGTGCATTTGGAGAACTTGGACATCCTGACGGCCCGACAGTTAATTTAGATCGTGCATCACACATGATTCAATCCTTAGTAAAAGAAGGAAAGAATTTTGTTGGACGAGCAAAGATTTTGAATACACCAAATGGACAAATTGTTAAGTGTTTGATTGATGAGGGTGCAAGGTTAGGTGTTTCTTCAAGGGGAATGGGAACATTAAAACCAGATGTAAAGAACGCTCAGATTGTACAAAAAGATTTCTATCTTGCAACCGCAGCAGATATTGTCGCAGATCCTTCTGCTCCTGGCGCTTTCGTAGAAGGTATTATGGAGGGCAGAGAATGGATTTGGGATAATGGACTTTTGCGAGAACAAGATATAGAACGGGCAAGGAATAATATCCTAAAAGCCTCTTCCAGAGAACTTGAGGAAGTAAAATTGAACGAGTTCAAAAATTTATTGTCAAAACTATGATTTTATAAATATTAACAGTATAAATTACTTATAACTTTTAGGGGTTTCAATGTCTATGGAAAACACAAACCAAGAAGAAGTTCTGGAAGAAACTGAACAAGAAGAACTTGTTGAAGCTCCAGAACAAGAAGAAGAAAAAGAACAATCAGAAGAAATTCTCGCCGAAAAATCCAAAGTGAAGGAAGGTGAATTGCCTCCTGCTTTACAAAAAGCAATTGATAAGAAAAAAGGTAAAGATGATGACGAAGATGATGATGATGACGATGATGACGAAGAAGAGGAAGATGAACAGGTAAAGAAAGAGGAAGTTAAAGTTCCTTCAACTAAATCTGCTATGATCAAAGCCCTTTTCGATAAAGTCAATGGTCTGAAGAAAGAAGAAGTTTCTGCGAAATGGAAAGATCTTATGGATGTTGCAGAAGCAGAAGATTTGGGTGGAGAAACACCTCAAGATGCAACACCATTCGGTGACACAGGTAAAATAGGTAAAAAGAAAAAGAAAATTAAAATTTCCATGCCTGAAATCAATGTTAAAGAAGATATCGATGCATTGGTTGAAGGTGAAGAACTTTCAGAAGAGTTTAAGACTAAAGCTTCTACTATCTTTGAAGCCGCAGTTCACCAGAAGGTAATGGAAATTGCAACTGTAAAGATTGACGAACTCGAAAAAGAGTATCAAACCAATCTTCAAGAAGAGATTGTTTCATTCCGTGACGAATTGACAGAAAAAGTCGATGGTTATCTCAACTACGTAGTTGAAGAGTGGATGAAAGAGAACGAAATTGCACTTGATAGTTCATTGAAAAGTGAACTTACTGAAGAGTTCATGGGCGGACTTAAAAATCTCTTTACTGAACATTATATTGAAGTTCCAGACGAAAAAGTTGACATCGTTGAAAGCCTGTACGACAAGGTAGAGGAACTTGAAGAAAAATTAAATTCTCAAATTGATGATAACGTTCAAGTTACAAGTGAACTTAACGAATATCGTAAGGACAAGATCTTAGAAGAAGTTTGCGAAGACCTTGCAGACACACAATCTGAAAAGATGAAAACTCTCATAGAGGGTGTTTCTTACGAAAACGATGCAGATGATTTTGAGAATAAAGTTAAAACGATTAAGGAAAGTTATTTCCCAAATCAAACTAAACAAGATGCAAATGTTGAACAAGAAAGTGATGGTTCAGAAGCGGAGGAAACTCCAGAGATGAATAACATCATGGAAGCATATAGTAAAGCTATTGCTCGTAATTAATAATAATTTTTAAGTTTTTTTAACAATTTAAGGAGTTTTAAAAATGCAACTCTCAGAAACAATTAATAAGAAGTGGGAACCAGTATTGGATCATCCAGATCTTCCTAAGATCACAGATCCATATCGTAGAGCAGTCACTGCTATGTGTCTTGAAAATGTTGAAGCTCAATATGCTCAAGATCAACAAGGTGCAGGACTCTTGACGGAGGCAACACCAACTACTGTGATGGGTCTTACTGACACATCCGCATCATTAGGTGGTAGTGCTGGAAACCAAACCCATATAAGTGCCGATTTCGCAGATCCAGTTTTGATCTCAATGGTTCGGCGTGCAATGCCTCAACTCGTAGCATACGATGTTTGTGGTGTACAACCTATGTCCGGCCCAACTGGATTGATTTTTGCTCTCAAGAGTAGAGTCAATGACATGACAGGTGCGGAATTGCCCGGAGTCAATGTTGACTCAGTTACAAATGAGTCGGGTGTAACAAATGCAGGTGATATTGTTAAGACGCCTGGTCTTTTGATCACTGCTGGAACTGGTACTGGACAAACCCAAGTAGAATTTGCTGCATCAAGTGCTCTGGAAACAGACGCTGGTGAGGGCGATGTTAGTGGTGAAATGTCCTTCTCGATTGAGAAGATTTCAATCGCCGCTGGTACACGTGCCCTGAAGGGTTCCTATTCAATGGAACTTGCACAGGATTTACGTGCAGTTCATGGTCTGGATGCAGAAGCAGAACTTGCTAACATTCTGTCTATGGAAATTCTTGCAGAAATCAACCGTGAGGTTGTTCGTAAGATTTATATCAATGCCGCAGTTGGTGCCCAAGTTGGTGTAACTACTTCTGGTCTTTTTGACCTTGATACCGATTCCAATGGACGTTGGATGGTTGAAAAGTTCAAAGGACTGATGATGCAAATTGAAAAAGATGCAAACGGAATTGGTCAAGACACACGAAGAGGAAAAGGAAACATTCTGATGACTTCATCTGATGTGGCCTCTGCTCTTCAAATGGCCGGTATGTTGGATTATGCTCCTGCAATGAGCACAGATCTGAATACAGATACCGCTTCGACTACTTTTGCTGGTGTTCTTAACGGACGCTATAAAGTATATGTTGATCCATATGCTGATGCGAATGCACAAGAAT